GTTTGTATTGCTCCGCTAGTTGCTACCATACAAATATCAGAATTATTTACAACAACACTTGGAGCATTGGCTGTAGGTACGGATTTATCTATTACTGTAGAACTAACAGTATTTGTTTCTGCCGCATGAGCGTGGTTCATTAGACTACTTAAAAAAAATATTAATATAGATGATAATACTAATCCAATAATAAAAGGTTTAATTATTTTTTTTTTAAATTTTTTCATATTCTTACCTTAACTTTTGTTTTGCAATATCTTTTTAATTTTTAATTTACCTTCCATATCTGGCTCAAGTTCTGCTTCTACAAAACCACACTCAAAACGAATAACACTTTTTCTATCTGTTGCTAGATTTCTTTCTGCTTCTCTTTTTAATTTAAGACAATCACTAACACTTTCAGCCATCATATGTCCATCAAGATTTCCATTGACTAGCATACATAAAGCCACGATTGTTTTAATGACTACCATTTTGCCTTACTTTGTCTTTTAATTCTTCTACATCTCTTTGTAGCTTATCAACTTGTTTTTTTAAAAAATCTATATTGACTCTGTTATTCATCATAGATTCCATTTCTGTTGTTACTTTTTCAAGCTGTGCAGAAGTAAACTCTAAAAGCATATATTGTTCTTGATCAATAGGCTTTTGGTCTGCGGCTTTGAGAAGATCTGCTTCAAATAAAGTTGCTCTTGTTTCAATATTATTTAATCTTTCTATAACACCAAAATATGCCCAAACTGCTGTTGCTGTTACACCAATTAAAGCTATTAAATTTTTAAGAGGTAAACCTATTTCTGTTTTGTCAGATATACTAGGCATTTTAAAAATTATTTTTTTTTAGAAAGAGATGTTTTTAATTTTTCTAAAATGAAAACTCCATTCATATTTTATAGCCATTTTATGCGTTCTCCAATGCTGTTACTCTTGCTTCAAGATTTTCTATTTTTGTTATTGCTTCTTGTAAGGCACTTGTCAGTAAAGGAACTAATTTAGATTGGTCAATAGCTTGAGGATTAATTTTAGTTGCTTCTTTAACATCACCAAAATTTTTACCTTCTGGTAATTCATCTGCTGGAATTTTTACATCACCAATAGCATATTTAATATCGCCAATTTCTTTACCTTCAGGTAACTCGTCATCAGCAGTATATAAAATATTCTCAGTATATAAAACTGCATCATTATATAAAACTTCTGGATGCATAGCATCTTTATCGCCACTAATAGCTTCTGGTACGACACTAGATACTTCATGTGCAAAGAAGCCATCTACTGTTTTATTTGCATCAGCTTTAAAATTAAATCTATAAGGTTTAAGTTGTTTTAATCTTTCTATACCATCAGATATAGCTACTTCATTTTCTTTTAATCTATAATCTGATGAAGTGTTGTAGGATGTTGCAGAGCCATTTACTGAAATAGTTCCAACAGTACCATTTCCATTTATAACTGAAAACATAGTTCTAGCAGATGTTAAATGTGTTTCTATTAACATTGAGCCTTGATTAGAGTCTCTTTGTAATTTCCAACCTTGACCAGTTCCACCACCAACCCAACCATAAGACCTTACATCATGTGTTCCCGCATAATTAAATTTTGTAGTTGAAGTGTTTTGGTTAAATGTTTCTGCGTTATTACTAAAAAGTCTTACAGACCAATTTACGCTAGTTCCTAAATCTAAAGCACCATCACTATTATCAAGATTTACAAATCCATAATCTGTGCCACCTCCTTGAAACTTAATTCCACTATCTCCGCCTGATGTAGTGTTGTTATGAATAATTGAAGGATTACCACCTTCTAGTTTTAAATTACCATTACTGTCAATTCTCATTTTTTCTGTGCCAGCATCTTTAAATCTTAAATCATGCGAATAATCTATTGCACTAAAACCAGAAGCATCATCAGCAATAACTTTTGTATAAACACTTCCAGCACTAGATTTTATTTCAGAAGCGGCTCCAGCATCTTGAGCATTAATTAAAGTAGAGCCATCAAAAGTTAATTTAGCTTCTCCTTGAATAGCATTTGCTCCTGTAACAGTTGTAATTGTGTTATTTGTTGAGCCAGTTAAAGCAGTACCACCAGATGCAGTTTGAAAAGATGGTGGCTGTCCAGCACCAGCACTTGTTAAAACTTGTCCAGCACTACCAGTTGCAACATAAGCTGGGTTACCAGAAGCATCATATGTGATTAAATTGCCATCAGTACCAGAAGCCATTTTTGCTAAAGTTACTGAATCATCAGCTATAGTTATAGAACTATCAGAAAAATCTACTGTGTTAGCAGTTGTATTAATTGTAGCAAAAGTAATATGATCTGATCCATCATAAAACTTTAAAACATGAGAAGTTGCACCACCAGAAGTATCAAGCCACATACTACCAGCCGCTAAACTTGCTGGTGCAGAAGTACCAGCGTGTTGCGTATTAAATGCCGCTAAAATATTATTCAATTCTGTTCTAAAAGCAGAGAATCCTTGATTTGCTAAACTTACATCTGAAACTTGACTCATAACTCCTCTATATCATTTTTAACTTGATGATTGCAACCCATAACCTTGAGCCACATAATCAAATGTTCTTGAAATACCACTACTTGATGCATTTGTAAATGCTATTGAAAAACCTGTTTTGCTTTTTGAAGATATTGTGTAAAAATCACCACTAGCCATATTTTCTGCTGAGATACCTATAGCTGGTGTAGCAAAAAATGGTTTTCCAAAAGAAATAACTTTTGTACTCGTTCCAGAAACAACATTATTTTCTGACTCAGTTCTTTTTTCCATATTAACTGTAATTGATATTCCAGATACAAATGCCCTAGTTTTATTATTAGCATTAGCTAATCGTAATCTAAATTTAAAATATCTGCCTTTATATGTTGTTGTCGTATTCATATTAAAAAATTCTGTAGCCGCATCAAGACTTGAATTTGATGTTGCAACTTGTAGATTTATTGTTGCATTTGTAGGGTCATTTCCATCAAAAGGTGCTGGAGCATCATCAAATAAACTTGCTCCTCTACCATCATCAAATTGGTCATAAGGATCTTCAATTTGATCTACTGTAACGTTTTTAGTAAAAGATACATCAAAAATTTCATCTAAAGTTAAAGATTGATTAAGAGTATAAAAACCCTCGTTATCTATATTAGAAGAAAAATTATTTGGATTTGATGTAGAGTCAGTTCCCCCTAAATCAAAATCTCCTGTAGCACTATCAAAGTTTCCTATAGTATCATCAAAATCAGTTATTGTATCAAGTATTACAGAATTAGTTCCAGAACTATCTGACAAAGCAACATCAGCATCATAAGTTCCTAGAGTTAAATCTTCTGTTAATGTTGATATATTATTAAAGGCTTGAAGTGATGATATGTTTGAAAAAATAATTGTTTCGTTGTTTGATTCATTTCCGAGTTTATCTACCGCTTTTATTAAGAAAGCACCTGTTCTAGCGTTTGTTGTTATTGTTGTTCCAGATGTTCTTGGTACTTGTAACCAGTTTACTGATTTATTCCATTGACTTCCACTTTGAACATTTTGATAACGTATTTCATAATAAGAAATATCAAGGTCAGTTACTGAATCCCAATTTAATTGCATTTGATTTGAGCCTTGCATATTAACAGAAAAGTTTTTTACATCTTCTGGTGGTTCGGTAGCACCAACAATCTTTCTATTTGCACTTGTATATGTAGAACTAACTCCTAAAGCATTAATTGATTTTACTCTTACATTATAAGTTTTATCATCAATAACATTAAGCATTTCATAATTAATTTGATTTCCTTTACCAATAATTTTAAAAGTTGACTCTGTGCTTAACTTAGCTTCTACTTGATAATATTGCACAAACTTATCTGGACTTGCACCTACAACAATATTTAATCTTGTTATTGCTGTTCCTTCATTATAAATAATTAATTCATCTGATAATGTTACACTTGCTGGAGCAGAAACAGAAAAAGGATTTGGAAGAGTTGTATCTGGTATTGTCGCTACTTCTTGTTGCGTTCCAAATGTATAATAACTATCTTGATGTTCTGTTAAAGTTAAAGAAACTGTCATATCAGTATGTATTGTCATATTTTGAACTCTAAAAGGTTTTGCAGAAAAACTTGGAGTGGCGTGAGTAATGTTTACTATATCACCTATTGATAAATCCATTGCTGTACCATCAGCTTTTAAAGTAACATTTAAACTTGATCTTGATCTACGCAAAATTATTTCTGCCATTTCTCTTGCTTGATAAACATTAGTTATTGTTGGAAAATCAAATCTACCTTCTAATAAAATACCACCATCTGCTGTTTTCATATTTGCGTGTTGATCTGCACTAGCTTCGTTTGAATCATCAATTGGTGGATATTGAACTTCATCTGATTGATAATTTTTATCTGGATTTATAAAAGCAACTAAAACTCTATTGTATCGTGAGTTTTTACTTTTACTTGAAACATTTATTCCACCAATGATATTATCTTCTGTTAAAATAATTGAAGCACTTCCAGATGTTTCAACTAATACTCTATACAAACCAGAAGTATAATTTAATAAACCTCTGCAACCTGTTAAAAATTGTTTTACATTTTGAATAGCTTTTCTTGATGTATCTACAACAGCATGACTATCCATTAAATCAATTATTTCGTCTGAATCAGCATTAGCAAAAGGCGTTATATTTGCATCACAAACATCTCCAGCAGTTTGCCAATCTGCAAAATTAGTATCAAAATATGAGTTAGCTATACCCATACCAAATCTAGCATTGCGTAAATAATCTAATAATTGATAAACTGGGTTATCTGAATATTCCCATGTGCTTGTTGTATCTTCTCTATGAGAACCAGAACCACCTGTTTTTGTACCATCTAAATTTGGATTATATATTTTCTTTCCTTTTACTAATGCGTGTACTTGAGGAACTCCACCAAAAGCGTCTGTGTTCCATTTAAACTTTAAACTAATATAAGCTAATCCTCTTAATCTATGATTGCTTGTCCATGATGATAATGTACTAATTAAAGCACAAGCTGTTTGATCGTCCGCTCCATAATGAGGTCTAACTGTTATTAAACTTTCTGCTGAAGAATCTGCATCATTTGGGTCTGCTTTAAAAAAATTTGCGTCATTACTTGCTACTGTTCGTTCTGTATTGTCTGTTAAATCTCCAGACCATGTAACAATATTATCATTTACAAAAATAGATGTTATATCCTCTATTTCTCCTTCGCCTAAAATTAAAGCTAAATATAAATATTCGTTATCTGTTCCAGAAGTTTCTAAAAAAACTGCATTACCTCCAACTTTTCTTGTTCCATAAATTATAGGTATTGCACTATTAGATGATCTTTTATTTAATAAAACACCTTTAGCTGTATTATCTAACTCTCCAAAATCTGGTATATCTGGTATTGGTATAATCCAAGAAATTAAATCTTCAACTATATCAACAATAGAATCAATAATATCGCCAACTATAGGTATATCATCTATAAAATCACACATTTATTTCATTCTCCAAATATTACCCATTTGTTCAAAACCAACTCTTTCTAATAATTGACTTGCAACAAGTTTTGTTGAAATACTTAAATGAATAGCTTTGTCATTTGCTTGAGTTTTTATAATTTTCATAATGTTATTAAATACTTCTAATGATCTATATTCTGGTAATACATATATAACTTGAACATTTAAAATATTTTCTGTACTCCATAAATATTCTGTATTGTGCATTACAGATAATCCAATTAATTTATCTTTATCTAAATTTTTAACCATTAATATTTTACCATGTTGTAAAAAATAAAATATTTTTGTTTTTAGTTTGTCATTATCAACTTTTGGATAATTTAATTCTTTAACTTCATTTTCAAAATTTTTTAATATTTCAAAAATTTCATTAGTATCTTTTTTTTCTGCTTCGTAGAAATGATAACTACTCATGGTTTCCCCCATTTTAAATCTAAAACATTTAGAGCCGCAAACTCCATACCTTTATCTCCACTAAAAAATCTTTGCTGTGAATTATCTGATGTTGTTCTCCCAGATTCTTTATCAAAAGTAGCCCAATGTGAAGTAACAGATAATGTTACATTTGCTGAATCTGTATTATCTACTATTCTATGTTCATCTATTGTTCCATAAAATAATAAAAAAGGGTCTGATATTAAAGCATTAGAACTATCTAATAATCCTCTATAAATTTTTACTTCTTTTCCTATTATATTTTCATTTAATATTATTGATACATATGTTTGATCTACTGCTGATAATTGAATTGCTAAAGAATTTTTTGTTGGCTGATTTGTTTCACTTACTCCTGTAATAGATTTTAAATGACCATTTGCTGTATATGTAATTGAACTTCCAGAAACACTTGAAACTAAAGGAAAGCTATTGTTTGTTAAATAAACAGGTGTTGCAAAACCTAAATGAACTAAAAAAACAGGGCTAATATTTTTTGTTGCTAATTCAGTTTTAAAAGCACTTGCTAATCCTCTTGCCATTAGATACTCTCAATAACATCAAATTCAAATTTAAATAATGGCTTTCCTTCATTATTACTTTGGTTAGATTGAAATTCTTGAAGATCACTAGTTAAATGAACTGTAAAAGGCACACTATCATAAGTTACTGTTTCATCATTTGCTAAAGCTGTTGTTAAAGGTGGTTCTATTGTAACTGTTGCCGCATTACTAGAAGATGTAACATCAGCCATAATCATATACACTTTAGAATGAGCAAACTTAATAAAATCTCCAGCCTTTAATCTTTCAGTTCCGTCAGCATGAAATCCGTCTATATCAATAGTTGTATCTCCAACAGCATGAACACCATTAACATTAATAGTAGTATTTTCATGTCCTTGTGCGTCTAAATAGCTGGGGAAGGTTATAGTGAAGTTTTCTTTTTGTGAGCGTTGTTTTATAATAAATGCTTGTATTGGTGCAAATGTAGATCGTGGCATTAATGGATAAGAAACTGTAAAACTCCATCTCTGACC